GTGCATGGAGCCACTGGAGATCATATACATGCACAGTTGGAAAAAGGTGCAGTGGTTGATCCAACCAGTAACGGAAAAACAGTCAAGGTTGCTGAATCGGGACGTCGCGAAGGCATATTCCCGGCAAATGCCAATGAACCCTTCCCGTTCCATTTGGACGACAAGCAATTTAACAAACTGCTTTCGGCACTGACCGGACACATTGATATAAGCAAGAAAATATTAGGTTCTATGTAACGATTCCCATAAATATCATATTAACGAGATTTATAAATGGCTTCTTGGAAAAAATATTTTAAAACCAGCAACTTACCCAGTAACATCAGTCCTTTAGGTGGCGGACGCAGTCCCGATCCCGGAATGCGTAACTATCAAAGTCAGCTACCAGAAGTTTATATTGGGCATCCCAATCGTGTTGAGCGTTATAACCAATACGAACAAATGGACATGGATTCGGAAGTGAATGCGGCTCTAGACATCTTGGCCGAATTTTGTACACAAAAAAGCGAAGAAAATCACACTGCTTTCAAAATCAAATTCAAAGAAGACCCCAGTGACAACGAAGTTAAAATCTTAAAAGAACAACTGCAACAGTGGGTGGCCTTAAACGAATTGAACAAACGTATATTCAAAATTGTACGCAATACTTTGAAATACGGTGACCAAGTGTTTATCCGTGATCCCGAAACATTCAAACTGATGTGGACCGAAATGAGCAAGGTCACTAAAGTTATTGTCAACGAAGGCAAAGGCAAAGAACCCGAGCAGTATTTGATCAAGGACCTAAATCCCAACTTTCAAAATTTAACAATGACTGCGGTGGCCACAACCGACACTTACATGAATCACCCACAAACAGGTGGTCCCAGCGGTGCGTATGTGCAACCACAAACACCATTCGGTGGCGGTAGTCGTTTTAGTCATGCCAAAAACGAAGCCGCAATTGCTGCTGAACATGTGGTACACATGAGCTTGACCGAAGGCTTGGATGTGTTTTGGCCGTTTGGTAATAGTGTATTGGAAAACATCTTCAAGGTGTTTAAACAAAAAGAACTGTTGGAAGATTCGGTTATTATATACCGCATACAACGTGCTCCGGAACGTAGAGTATTCAAAATTGACGTTGGTAACATGCCCAGCCACATGGCCATGGCGTTTGTGGAACGTGTCAAAAACGAAATACATCAACGTAGAATTCCTACACAATCGGGTACTGGCAACAATGCCAACATGATGGATGCTACATACAATCCATTGAGTCAAAACGAAGATTACTTCTTTCCGGTAACAAGTGAAGGCCGAGGCAGTAGTGTTGAAGTATTCCCGGGCGGAACTAACTTGGGCGAAATTACAGACTTGCGCTTTTTTACCAATAAACTGTTCCGTGGTTTGCGTATTCCTTCAAGCTATTTGCCTACCACTGCTGATGATGGTAGCCAAGCATACACCGACGGACGTGTGGGTACTGCACTGATACAAGAATGGCGCTTTAATCAATATTGTAGACGTTTACAGGCCATGATTTGCGATAGCTTAGACAGTGAATTCAAACTGTTTATGCGTTGGAGAGGCTTTAATATTGATGGTGCATTGTTTGATTTAGAGTTTAACGAACCACAAAACTTTGCACAATATCGTCAAGCCGACATTGATGCTGCACGTATTGGAACATTTACACAACTAGAACAATACCCGTATCTTTCCAAACGTTTCTTGATGAAGCGTTACTTGGGCATGACCGAACAAGAGTTGGCCGAGAACGAAATGATGTGGGCTGAAGAACGCGGAGACGTTGAAAATGCTCCTGCAGATGCACCTGGCTTACGTAGTGTAGGCGTTAGCCCGGGCGGTATACAAAGCGATATGGATAACTTAGGCGGTGAAGCCGGTGCAATCGATGGCGGAAGCCCGGGCGAAGCTGGTGAAGCCGGTCCCGGAGCAGGTGCAGGCGTCAATGCCGGCGCAGGCGCGGCTGGTCTTTAACCCAAAAGGTTAAATAACAGTATATGTATCTAACCGAACTTTACGACAAAGAACCCGAAGGCTATCATGACGAGAAAGCCGATCAATCCACACTCAAACTAGACAACAGTCGTCAAACTCGTGTGACTTTAGCACACCTACACCAGTTACGTATTAGCCACGATGTACGTAAACTCGAACACGAAAAGAAGCTCAAGCAAGTACAAAAACAGTACGAACCACCTGCAGAAGGCGGTGCTCCCGGGCTTGGCGTATAGTTATACGTCATAAATTCGTCAAAAACACCCCATTTAACCCAGAAATCTACGCAGTTTTGTAAATATATTACAAAGCCAATTTTATTAAAGGAATTTTTATGAACAAGTTTGAAAAACTAATTGAATATATCATCAATGATGAAGACGACAAAGCTCGTGCTCTTTTCCACACAATCGTGGTAGAGAAGTCACGTGACATTTATGAATCAATCATGGATGAAGAACAAATGGGCGAAAACGTCCATGGTGACGAAGTAGGCGACATGGTCGACGAAATCGGTGCAGAAGAAAGTATGCACGAAGAAGAAGACGGCGACGACGAATTCTCAATGGACGGCGATCACGACGATGATGGCGAGACAGACGGTGATTTCCCAGCTGATGACGACGCTGGCGAAGAGCATATTGATGCAGAAATGCACAGTGAGCACGGCGAAATCGAAGACCAAGTAATGAACATTGACAGCAAGCTAGATGAATTGCTAGCCAAGTTTGATGAAATCATGGGCGGTGACGCACACGGAATGGACGAGCCAGACATGGGCGGTGACGAGCCAGGAATGGGCGAGCCAGGAATGGATCATGAAATGAGCGCAGAACCTGACATGGAAGGCATGATGGAAGCAGAGAATCCATTTGCTAAATCAGGCAAGAGCGGTTCATCAGAATCAGGCAAATCAGGCAAGAGCGGTTCAGCTAAAATGGAAGCAGCAAAAGCTGGTTCAGCAGTAAGCGGTAAGAGCGGTTCAGCTGCAAGCGGTAAATCTGGTTCAGCTAAAATGGAAGCAGCAAAAGCTGGTTCAGCAGTAAGTGGCAAGTCAGGCACAAGTGGCAAAAGCGGTTCAGGTAAAATGGAAAGCCGTAAGTCAGCATCTGAACTAATGCGCGAGTATGTTGAGAAGATTGAAGACATCAACTTGACACCTAGCACATACAGTGAAGGCGAGCCAGTTGGTGCAGGTACAGGTACTAAGAAAGTTGCAGTTAACGACAAGAGTATTAGCCTAGATAAAGGTCCTGACTTTGGTGGTACAACTGAAAACATTCTAAATGGCAAAGGCAACAACGAATCTCCAGATGGAAAAGTAATCCCAGCTCCAAAGAGCCCGTACGAGACAAGCAAGCCAGCCGAGCACCCAATTGCTAAAAAGAACGTAAACGTTCCTGGCGGTACTGCTGGTAAGACAAGCTTCAAGCACAAAGAAGGTTCTTACGAAACTAAAGGCGATGGCCAAGGCAGCGAAACAGGCAAGAAAGTTGGTTCAGCAAAAGACGGTAGCGTTTCTATTAACAAGAAATCTGAACTAAGCAATCCTGGCCAGCCAAACGGCCAGAAGAAGTAATAGGATAGGCACAATAAAATGGCTTTGTACCTACGTGAGAACTTAACTTTTGACCGAGCTGGAATTCAGATTATCGCTGAAGACAAAGCTGACGGGAAAGGTAAGAATCTCTATATGAAAGGGATATTCATCGAGGGAGGCGTGAAGAACGCTAACCAACGTGTTTATCCCGTTCACGAAATTGAAAAAGCTGTGCAAACTATTAACAGTCAAATCAAAGAGGGCCACAGTGTCCTTGGTGAAGTAGACCATCCAGACGATTTAAAGATTAATCTAGACCGTGTGAGTCACATGATTGAAAGCATGTGGATGGACGGTCCGGCCGGATTCGGAAAATTAAAAATATTACCAACTCCTATGGGACAACTGGTTGAGGCCATGATAACATCAGGCGTTAAACTGGGCGTGAGTTCACGTGGATCGGGTAATGTTAACGAAGGAAGTGGACATGTTAGTGATTTTGAAATCATTACAGTCGACATTGTGGCACAACCTAGTGCCCCACATGCGTATCCAAAGGCGATTTACGAATCGTTAATGAACATGCGTGGTGGTAGTAAAGTATTTGAACTAGCAACTGAAGCCAGTCAAGATCGAAAAGTACAAAAGTACCTGAAAGAATCCTTAACCGGGTTTATTAAGGAATTAAAACTATGACAATAGCCTACGTGTACAAATGGACACACTTGCCAACTATGAT